AGCGGGCGCAACACCATCCGGGGTAGATTCGGGCGGGTCCAGCCTACATCAGGTTAGACTCACACCCGAGATCTCCCAGTTTGTCAACAACCTGCAGCCTACAAGGGCGGCCTCATTTGGCGCGCTCCGAGAGTCACTGCAGGCCCTGCGTCCCATTTTAGGAGCAGGAGTCGACGAATCAGTGGTACTAGCTTGGAAGTTGGTAGTAACCGGCATCATTGGTCAGACCTCAATTGAGAATCTGACTCCTGATCACCCCGATCACCTTGATCTGCAAGCAACAGAAGGACTGTTGAGCCTATTTTCGAAACTCCATAAGATCTTCTCAAAGCGAGATAAGATTCAAATGTTCGAGTACGTCAAGGCCATGTCCAAATACTGCCAGCAGATCGCCCTCAATCCTGAGTTGTCCAATGGGGCGACCATCATGAAGTATGCGAGAGGCAGGCTCCGACCGCGGCAACAAGCCGACTTCTGGCACTTGGCAGGAATCGCAAGATCCCTGCCGCCAGACGACGACGAGAAGCACGTAAGGGCCACCATCATGCAGCACTACAAAGATGGCACAACCCCCCACAAGATGGATCCAGATGAAAAACGATCGCTTGAGACGTTCACACGACTCCTGCTAATGTCTTTCGGACCATCAAATCTCACCGCCACTCGAGGCGAAGTCGTGACCCCGACAAACGGGGCTACGCAGGAACTCGGCAAAGCCAAAGGCGGCAATGCGGAGGTACTCGCCCAGATAGTGCGCTGCCTCAAGCTCGAACTCCCTAAATTGAGAGACGAGCAGTGGTGGGACCAAATGAGGTTCATCCAAGAAGAAGACATCTGTTACCGCCTCCGCAATGCGCGGGGCAGTGACAGGACGTCCTTCCTCGACAAGGCCGGCAAGGAGAAATCACTTGACGACCTCGTGAAGGAGAGGATGGCTTCTCTTATCACCCCTTCAAAAATGGTACCACCACCAAGAGTCGACGCGCGCTACGATGGGAGTGACACTGCGACCAAGGAAGACCGAGAAGGTCATCAACGGGCTGTGTCAAGAGGGGAGGAGGCTGAGCATCCTGCGCTACTGAAGCGCAAGGATCTGAGCCACATCCCGTCGTTCTCCCCTGGGAAAGAGCTGCGAGGCGAGCTAGAGACCTGGAAGCAGATCAAGGCCCGAGGCTCCATAGGCGCCACGTCCGGACGGGATACACCCGTCAAGCGAGGACGAGGCGCGGAGCCGGAGGCTGGACCAAGGCTTCACGATTCTCTGCTCGACGACTTCATGGACAAAAAGATCCTCATCAGGGTACGCGAAATCTATGACCAGGCTTACGGGGAACCTGTTAAGACCCAACTCTATGATAGAGATGAGTCCAGGGACCCTACCCTCACTCGGCCGATAGGGGCTTGGGCGGAACCGCCCGAGCGACCTAAGTGCTGGTTGAGGGGCTGGGCAAGAGGCGTAGACTTCAAGCACGCGCGCGAGGAAAATAGGCGCGCGGACGAGAAAGTCAACCCATACTTGATCAGAGCTGCAGAGCTCGCCAAGCACGAGGATGCTCTCTTTGTCGATGGTGGAGAGATGTGGGAGGACGAACTCATTCTCCTTTCGTTTCGCAAGGCTGTGCTTGAGAGACTACGATGCTGGGAAATGGGCGGGTACAAAGTAGTACCGAGTTCCCGTGTAATCCTATTGACTGATCCCACCGCTGCGCGGGGTCTCAAGCAAAGGACCGTCACGGTACACTCAATCATCGAATTCCTCATTGGGGCGCCGACTAACAAAGTCCTTTTAAAGACTCTGAAGAAGGTCCCCGAGGTTGCACCGACACT